GCCTTCTTCTCACGAAGATGGCGAACAGCCGAAGCGTCCTCATACAACCTGTCAAACGCCACTTGCTTGTAAACTGCTTCCAAATCAGATGAACCCAAGGCAAGAGCCTTGGCTACAACTTCATTGGCATCAAAATCCGAGCCGTATCGTGTTTGCAGAGACTGAACAGTTCGTTCCAACTGGTCCATCGCCTTTTGTTGTTCAAAAGCCGCTAGACGCTGGTCTAACTGTCGGTACTGTTTCTCCACCGGGTCCATGTACAGTTCCTCTTCTTCAGAGGGTTGCTGTGCAACGCCGTAGTGCTGTGAAAGCAGCGCCAAAGTACCGTTCGGGTCATTCTGCAAGGCTTCCTGCAAAGCAACACCGTACTGTACTTGTTTCCGTTGCTCACTGAGTTCCTGCGTCTTGCGGGTATAGTCCGCCTGACGCTGGTAGCCAGAAAGCGCCTCTTTGAGAGGCACTTGAAGTTCTTCTCCACCGACGGACACAGAAACATACTTGTCTCCGTACTCATCAACGGGAAGCAATTCAATTTGCTCCTCAGTGAGGTTTTCAACTACATCTAAAACTTCTTCAACTTGTCCCAAACCTTCTAGTTCAGGGGCTGTGTCCGTACTGACTTCATTGCTATTCATATCGCTCATTCGTTCGAGTCCTCCAAGGTTGCTCTACTAGTATGTTTTTATCGTTACATACCCTGTGGTGGCATTCCGCCACCCTGCATTTGTTGCATTAGTTGGGCAAGTACTTCTGGTGGCAATTGTGCCAATTCAGGTGGTAAACCACCACCCATGTCTGGTGGCATCTCCTGTGGCATGCCTTCTGGCATACCTTGTGGCGGTCCTTCCATCGGTGGAGGAGCACCCTGTGGGGTGATTGGCTGTGCTGGCAACTCAGGTTGCATGACAAAGGATGCGGCATTCTTGATGCCGAATCCGTATTGAAGAACGTAGTTGGCCAGTTTAGGCATGTCAATGATTCCAGTACCGACAAAGGGTGCCATTGCGTCCACAACCTGCATTGCCATCTGACGACGGAATGATTCGTTTACTGGTTGTGTAGAACCACCCTCTACCTCAAAGTCAAACTCACCCTGAATGTAGTCACGGTCGAATGTCAGCCAAGCCTGCTTGGCTTCAGAACCAGCAATTCTTACAGCCTGCTCACCAGTCATAAACTGTTGAGCAAGAGCAATCAAACGTCGTGCTGTAGCAGCAATTGCCAATTCGATAATTGCCAACTTGTCTGCAGAACGAGCATTGGCTGCGTCCTGGATAATTCCAGCCTCTGTTGCTGTACGACGAATCTCAGGCAACGAACCACGCTGATACTCAGACACACCCGATACACGGTCAATATCAGAAGAAATAAGGTTAGATTGGTTGTAGAACTCTGGTGGGCTAATTACTGCTGGCATTGGCGTGATAACACCGCCAATTGCTTCATCAGAAATTACTGGAACCATTACGTTGTCTTCGTCCGACTCAAGAGCAGAACGACCATCAGCGTCAAACGCTGATTCCTTGTACAGCCACTTGCGTGAGAAACGCTTACGGTGGTTCATCATCTGTGTACGAGTCTGGTTGAGTTCCATCTGCAATGGTTCAATTGCTTCCAATTCACCCATTGGGTAGAAGTGGTCTGGAACCTCATAGTTGCAAAGCATTACAAATGGATGACCAAATGAAAATGGCATCTCGATTGGTGCGACAAGGAACTTGTCGCTACCATCACAAAACACCGACATCATTCCACGGTCAATGTCGTAATACTCCCAAATTTCTACATAGGCATCATCATCACCCTCGTTTCGACGAGGGCGAAGATTGCCACGGAAGTCATCAACACCCCACTTGGAATAATGCGACGGGGCTGCTTCGTTTCTTGCTGTTGAGTTGTAACGCTTGTCTTTTTTAACTTCCTTTAACGACCTACGTACTCGCTGTGCAATCCATTTAACATCGGACATTGAAGTTGCATCTGGGTCAACAAACACATCAAAGGGGGAAATACGCTCAACGAATGGTCGGTCTTCTGTAATAATCATTTCTGATTCAGCAATTGACTCTGGAGCGTTTGTTGCAAGTTCGTCAGATGTTTCGTATGGTTCGTTTGTTTTTTCAACAAAACGATAACCAGTCTTAATCCATCCATGACCACAAACAAGCATGTCTTTTACAGCACGACGGAACTCTTTTTGGCAGTCGTAATGTCTCCACCAGTAGTTAACAATCGCTTCAGTAACTACGGCATTTGGTGCTTGTTCAAACCTTTTGGCAGATACTGTAATTTTGGGATAGTTAACAGAAACTCCAGGAGCAATTACGTTAATAGTTGCAAAAGCAATATTGACTAACAATTGGTCTTCTTCTGTGCTTGCCTTGTAGTGCTTGCCACGATACATGTCAATCATTCGTGACCACAAATCGTCGTAGCGTTCTTCACGCCTCCAACGGCGTGACTGTTCAATCCTGTCTCGATAGCGCTTAATGTATTCGGAATTAGATGTCCTAGCCATTAGTCCTCTTTCCTTCCTTGATGCCAGCCGATGTGTTGGTCAAGTTTGCTTCCGATTTTGTCGACTTTAATTCCCACAAGTTTGAGCAAATCCCTGCCCTCTTCATGTTGCTGCGTATTTTCCTTTCTGAGTTTTTGTAGTACCACCACGACTGGTCCTGTGATGACCGCCACGACGATAGGAACCCAGACTGCATCCATGTCACACCCACCTGCTTCCGACAGGTTCGGCCTTGATGCCGGCTTCAGCCGCTAGACGCTCTTGTTCTTTGGCACGTTCACGGACTGTTGGTCCGTGGAAATCTTCTTGACCATATGTAAATCCAAGATTGATTGTACGAATATGGCATTTGAAACAATATGAGCCACGGCGAGGCAGTTCATCAGCCTCAAACTCGGTTAAACACTCTAGACAGCGAAAGTTCTTCATAGATATAAGGTTGATTCGTTACTCTCTTGAATTAAAAGCACCGATTGGTGTTTTCTTTGGTTTTTTTTCCTTAATAATGAATTGTTCCCACCATCCCAAGGTATTCCTTGGAGGTGCTGGGTCGAAACGATACTCAGGAAGCCAAACATACTTTAGCATTTGATTTGTGATTGCCAACGACATTACCCTGTCGTCGTGTGGACTGCCGTGCATCTTTCCGTTTGACTCACGCACAAATGTGCGTAACTCAGCCATGGTCAGAGCATCATAAATGGAAATACCCTCATCACGGATTGCTGCATTCAACTCGTCAATTGCCAATGGCTTGGATACCGAGGTCGTTCTCCAACCCATTGTCTCACTAGCCACAGGGTTTCTGGCATTCATCTTGCGTTGACGATAAGTGTTTTTATAACCAACCCTCTGGAGACCCTTAATGGTGGTTAGACCGTGGTTGTTGGACTCCACGCCAATCAAGGCGTGGTTGTAGTAGTAACCCAAGGCAGACAAAATCTCTTCGCCAAACAAGTCGGGGTCAACGTGTCCATGCCAGTGGGCAACCATCATTCCTGTGTCCGCAGAAATCACATGGGCAGAACTGTAGTCACCATGACCAAGACCTTCTGCAACGTCAGCACCGATTACGTAGTTCTCGTGCAGGTTTGGGAAATCCCAAACTGCCAAAGCACCACCATCTTGAATGAAGTCGTAAACATTCTTTCCGTAGCCCTTCTTCAAGTATCCACGGTCTGGGTCAATCGGTTCAATTGCACGGATTGCATCTAAATCGAACACAGGACGGCCAGAACGGATAAATGCTTCTTCTGGGTCTGATGGGTACTCTTGCGCCAACTGCCAGTCAGGAAGGTCACGCTTTTTTGCTTCGTACCATGCTTCGTCACGGTCTCCAGCAGACCAAGGAAAGAATACTCCTTGGAATCTATTTGTTCCGTTTTGTGAACCAACCCACAGCGTGTGGAATATGTTGCCCTCACCATTGGCTGTGCTCAAACAGATAACACGACCACCTACGTCAGCAATTGGTTCAATAGATGCCCATGCTTCATCGGGGTTGGGCAAGAACGCCATTTCGTCGATTACTACACGGTATACCGCTTCACCACGAGCAGGGTCGTTTCCTGATGGCAAAGACTCCAAAGAGGAGTCGTTTGCAAATACCATCTTTAGTTGGTTGTCGGACAGCAGGTCTGGACCACGGACTCTCATCCAGGGTGGCAACATCTTGTAGCCGTACTTGGTCTTTTGTAGCAACTTGGATGCTTCACGCTCCGTGCGTGAGAGCATTACCGTAAAGCGGTCTCCCCAAAAGAATGTCTCCCAGAATGTGAACGCAGAAGCAAGAGTCGAAAATCCAATCTGACGGGCTTTGAGCACAATGCTATATCGTGCGTCAATCCACACACGCACAGTTTCTTCTTGCGCTTCACGCAAGACAAACTTGATACGCCCACGCTCAGGATGGCGGATAGTCCAATAGGTAGAACAGAAATGCGAAAAAGCAGCCACCAATTCCTCGGTGGTTGCTTCTTCACTACCTTTGCACTTACGCCATTCCTTCTCGTTGAGAAGGTCGGTAAGTTCCATTAGATTTTCTTAGGGGCTGCCTTCTTGGCTGCAATCTTCTTTGGGCTTGCACCAAAGGCTGCATCAATTTCATCCTTGGTTAATACACCGTCGATGCTTGCCTTGGCAAGACCTTCAGCAACCTTAAAAATTGAGACTGCACCAGCAATCAACGCTGACTTCCAGACCTCCAAGTCGGGGGCAATAACAGCAGCACCAGTGACAACGCCGAGGGCGTTAGTCAGAAACAGTGCGACAATACGGCCAGCAATATCTTTTGCCTTATTCATCATTCTCCTTGAAGTAAACACCGAGTAGGTGTATGAGTATTGCGATAAAGGTAATCCCCCAACCCAATGTCTTAGTTTGACCAGACAACGTAATAAGCACCATTCCAGTGCCGGCTAGTGTCCAAGTCAATGCATGGATTTCGGAAAGAATCTTCTTCACACCATTAGGTGTATTCGTTACGGTCTGCGGGTACCTGCAGCAGCAATGGCTGCGCCAGCAGCAACAGCAATAAGGGTTCTACGAGTGCTTACAGGGATGTTGCTACCCAGTGGAACGTAGTTATCAAAGCCTGGGCTAAAGATGTTGATTTCCTCTTCAAAGGCTTCACGAACCTCGGCTGGTGCATCCTGCACCGCCTCAACAATGGCTTGTGCTTCCTCAACCGACAGATTGTCTACCTCAATGGCTGCGAACACAGCAGTAGCCTCCTCGGAGGAAAGGGATGCCACGACCTCTGCGCTTTGGGCTACAGCCACAGCCAGTTCTTCGCTAACTTCCATACCTTCCTCAATTGACTCAATTGCAGTCAACAACTCCTCATCGTTAAGTTCCTCAACTGGGGTCTCTTCAATGGGAATGGTCTCTTCTGTTACCTCATCAGGTAACACCTCTTCAGGAACAGTCTCATCTGGTAGTTCTTCGACAAACGGTAGGGTATCTTCCGTCTCGGTAGTAGGGTCTGTGTCTGGAGGTTCCAATGGGATTGTTTCTTCAACTACTTCTTCAGGCTCTTGGATTGGTTCCGTATCTTCTGTGGTTGGCTCTTCTATGGGTTCAGGCTCAACCACTACAGGTGGTTGCGCTACTGGTGGGGATACGTATTCTGTGGTGGTTGTGGTTTCAGGCACCGTCGAGGTGGTCGTAGTTGTTGTCGTTGTTGAGGTGGTCGTAGATGTCGACGTTGTTGATTGTTCTGGCATGGTCGGCTCTGGTGCTAGCGATGTGCTGGTCGGTACGGAAGAAGTCGTAGTTTCTGGAAGCGTCGTGGTAACTGGGTCCGTGACAGGCACAGTCGTTGTCGAAACAGTAGTAGTACTCGTCGTTGTCGACGTCGTGGATGTTGTTGTAAATTCCCATATTGAAAGATTACCAATCGAAAGATGACCAGGAGCACAACAAGTATCTATTGAGTATTGACGGAATGTAAAAACGTCACCCTCATTTACAGACACAGACTTAGTTCCTGATGAATTGTTTTGTTGTGTAATCAACGTGTAAACGCCGTTGATTCCGTATTGTGGCGGGTCGTAGACCCAGCCATCGGTTGTTTGATACGACCAACTAAAGTCAACCGTGTTTACATCAGCCGGGATAGTTGTTTCAATCTTTACCCAATGCGCTGCGCCAGAGCAACCGTTCTGGTCTGGGCCATGCAATGTAATAACATTGTCTACAACTTCAACCGAGCCTCCACAGGCTGCTGATTGGCTGTAAGTCCAATCTCCCAGAACGTCTGCTTCAGCACTAGATACTGTGCTAAATAGCGAAAGTATTGCTACTGGTGCAAATATCAGCCAACGGGAATAGCGAGCCAAGAGAGCGACTCCTCATCCCAATAAAAACCACCTTCAGGTTTTGCTGTTGGTGGTTGCCAATCATTATTGGAATCTAATGACCAAGAAGCAAACGGCTGTGGTGCAACAAATTCATCTTTTGTTGAATCATATATTCCACCGATTATTGCGTACTGTTTGCGAATATTGTTGTTGTATGATGTTCGCAAACAACGCTGCCCACGGAAATTGCCATACCAAGTTTCGGTATCAAGACCTTCAATAAGTTCGGTTTCGGAAATACCAGTAATTACTTCGGTCACAACATTATTTTCATCTAGAAATGCGTAATGTGCCATTATGCCCAACTCACATTCCCTGTGCCAGCAGTAATAGTTGAAACCTTAAAACCACCGCTAGGAGATGCTGTAGTACCAGTTAAACCTGCACCAATAGTAATTGTGTATGCGTCAGGGTATTTCAAAATTACAATACCTGAACCTCCGCTACCATTGCCTCCGAAGTCTGCGTGTGCTCCTCCGCCACCGCCACCAGTATTTGCGGTTCCACTTACAGCATTTATAGCACCATAACCACTAGCACCAGCACCTCCACCACCAGCACCACCAGCACCACCGCTGCTTTGCTCACTGCTTCCTCCTCCACCACCTGCACGAGTTACAGAAGTGCCAGTAATTGATGATGCTATACCAGTACCACCTGCTGGTCCTGGCTGTCCACGAGTTCCGCTACCATTGCCACCGTTGGCACCAGCACCACCACCGCCGCCGCCAATAAAAGAACCACCATTGCCACCATCAAAACCTTGTCCTGCTGTTCCGTTAGTCCGCCCTTCACCTGCGTGGTTTCCTCCCGTACCGCTACCAGTTCCACCAGCCAAAGAAGTAATAGTGCTAAATACAGAGTTGCTACCTGCACCACCAACAGTTACAGTATAGTTTGTTCCAGTAGCAGGAGCCAAAACCGATTCAGCAGTGGAGTTTCTACCAGACGATTCACCAAGTACAGAACTACGGTATCCGCCAGCACCGCCACCGCCACCGTATCTAGAAGCACTAACACCGTTTCCACTCGTTCCACCAGCAATAACTAGATATTGTATTTCAAGTGGAACACCACCGCCACCAGACCAATAAGAATTAACTTGGTTGGTATTGGCACGGCGACTGCGTGGTGCCAAAGCACCACCGCTAACCGATGTACCACCACTAGTGTTCCGAATAAAACTAGGCATCTACGATGACCTTACGCTGTAATGCGGTTGACGTACCCGTGAATCACAATAACGTTTGTCGTTGCAGCAAAAGCCTTAACAACCTTAGCAGTAGCGTTGCCCTGCAAGAGCAGACCTGGAACAATCAAGTAAAGACCATTCTCGGCTTTAACCGTGTATTCGATGTTGCCATCTGGTGCAGTTGCTTCGCCCCACTCAATCGTCAACTTAACATCTGAAGCAGAAGAGTTAACCGCATACAACCAGATTTCATCAATGGTTGTTGCTGTTGCTGAAGCCGTGTGAATCGCCGTACCAGCGGTTGCAGTTGCAGCGACCTTGATGCCAAGACC